TCAAGCCCATCGTTATGAGACTTGATGCCGAGGATCACCTCGACATGCCTGAGTTGATCTTTAACGACATAATGATCGAACTGGACCCGGCGAGTCGCAAGATTTATAAACAGTTCGAGGATGACTTTCTAGCGGAGGTGGGGGATGAGGTTATCATGTCGGTTAATGCGGCTGCAGTTGGAAGTAAATGCCGACAAGTTGCGAACGGAGGAGTGTACGACGAGAACCATATCGATCACTTCGTCCACGACCTCAAAACTCAGGCATTGGTCGATTTGGTGGAACAGCTCCAAGGGAAGCCTCTCCTTGTTGGGTATGAGTTCCAGCACGATCTTGAAAGGATCAGACGTGTATTCCCCGATGCGCCATGTCTCACTGGAGCATCTGGGACGAAGCTGGACCGTATGGTCGACCAATTCAACGCAGGAACAATCCCGGTGTTGCTCGGTCATCCTGCGTCGGCGGGCCACGGGCTAAATCTACAAGGATCGTGCTATCACATAGCTTGGTACGGGCTTCCGTGGGACTACGACACCTATAACCAGATGATCTGTAGAGTCTGGAGACAAGGTCAGCCCTCCAACCGAGTGTTCGTTCACCGAATTATGGCGGACAAGACTCTCGACCGTACAGTAACCAGGACTCTCCTCAATAAAGAGAGGACAGCTACCGCCTTCAGCGATGCCATCAAAGGAATGAGAAATGATCATTAAAATCCACGGAACGTCCGGCTCAGGTAAGACCACCATCGTCCGAGCCCTGTTAGAGCTGTCCGACCCTGTACCGGCGGACTGTATTAACACCGACTCAGGGAGGATTGAAGCTCACCTCCTCCACTTGCCCGGAGTCATGAAGCCAGTAGTGGTTCTCGGGCCATACGGTAAATCCTGGTGCGGAGGACTCGATGCGGTTGCAGGAACCCTTAACCACGCTAGAATGTTGGATCGCTACGCCAACCTTGGGCACGTTCTGTACGAGGGGCTTCTTGGCTCTGAGTGCTATGGCGCGATGGGCAAGGCGTCAGAGAGATTTGGGAAATCGCACGTTTTTGCTTTCCTGGATACACCCATCGAGGTCTGTATCGAACGAGTGAAGCAGCGTCGGTTCGATGCTGGGAATACCAAGCCTCTCAATGAGGAGAACACGCGTGGGCGTATCCCCAAGATCGAGCGACTGTACCGTAAACTGAAGTACGAACTTGGGCGAGAAGTCGCCTACATTGATTACAAGCGGCCAGTAGATCAGATCCTTGATATGCTCCGGCTTGCTGACGAAGCGGAGGCCACATGAGAGAAGATGTGCTTCAAGCTCTGTCCTATTGGATCAGAGAGCGCGAGGAGATCAGGGAAGCTAAGGCATTCAAACCTAAGCCTTGGACCAACGACCCGATTCTACAGAACTACAAGTTCTGTAATGTCCACCGAGAGGACGACCACGTAACCAAGTGGTTCGCCCTTAATTGGCGCCACCCGAAGTACTGGGACGAGCCCAACTTCATCGCGGCGATCATGCTCGGTCGGACGATCAACTGGCCCGACACTCTTAGCGCGATCGGGTTCCCGGTGGAGTGGAAACCCTGGGAGATCAAGGCCGTGATGGATAAGATGATGTCTCGGGGACAGAAAGTGTATACCGGCGCGTACATGATAACCGCTGGCCCCACCGGCGTCAGTAAGAACGACTGGGTTCTGGGTAATGCCAAGTCGTATTTTGAGAACCCGCCGAAACTTGACCCTAACTCAATCCAGAAATCTTGGGAGACGATAATTGGAAACAAATATCCGTGTGTCGGGCCTTTTATCGCTGGACAAATTATCGCAGATCTTAAGCACACTCGGCATCTCCGTTCCGCTGATGACTGGTGGAACTGGGCCGCAGTCGGACCAGGTTCAATGCGAGGTCTTAATCGCATTCACGGACGACCCATTACCTTCAAAGTCCGCCAAGAAGCAGGGCTTGCTGAGCTGATTGCAGTCAGAAAGGCTCTCGACCTGAATCTATGTCTCCAGGACGTACAGAACTGTCTCTGCGAACTGGATAAGTATCTCAGGGTTAAGAACGGTGAGGGGCTTCCTCGATCTGGCTACAACGGGAGAGCGTGATGCTAAATGACGTCGGCCCGATGATCTTCACGTATCAAGATATCAACGACGCCTACAGCGAAATGCAGAGGGTCAAGGAACAATTTACAGAAGTGGAGGAAACTCGCAATGGACCAGCCCGCGCCTTTCAGTATCCCGTCCTTCTGTGCTCCGCAGTTCCGGGTTGTCGAGTACTGTTCGATGATAAACGGGATGCTAACCCGTTTTTCCACTACATGGAAGCCATCTGGATGCTTTCCGGGTCGGAAAACGTTGATTTTCCCTCCAGATTCGCCAAACAAATTCGTCAATATTCCGACGATGGAATCACTCTCCATGGCGCTTATGGCTACCGTTGGAGGCAAGCGTTCGAAATTGACCAAATCGACACCGTTGTTCACCGTCTCAAATCCGATCCCGGATCCAGACGACTAGTGATCTCGATGTGGGATCCAATGCTTGACCTCGACGTAGACTCCAAGGACTTACCCTGTAATACCCAGTTGTACCTCCGGGTGGTTCAGGATTCCCTCCACATGACCGTCCTCAATCGGTCGAACGACATGGTCTGGGGAATGCTTGGGGCTAACTACGTCCACTTTGGAATCCTTCTTGAGTATATAGCCAATACGGTAGGGCTCAAGATGGGTAACTTGTATCAGTTTACGAACAACCTTCACGTGTACGAGGGATGGGGAGGGACAGATAAGTACAGCGAAACGCCGGATCACTGGTATAGGCGCAACCCGACCTTCTTGAGGTGGGAGTTCAGTAGTGACAACTTCGACTGGGGCGAGGCTGCAGACTTTGTAGAGGATCCAGATTTCTTCCTGGACTCTAGCTCGCCCCGGTGCCGTATCTTGAGGGATAACGCTGGCCCTATGTTCAACGCCTGGATGGCTCATAAGGACGGCGACGACCACTTGGCCTTACACCATGTAGGTAACATTCACGACGAGGATTGGAAGGAGGCTTGCGCACGATGGATAACAAGGCGAATGACCGCCAAGTAGGCGGGGACCACTACAAGAGGGGCGGCGAAGAACACTGGGATAGGGCATGGCGTCTTCAGTACGACCCGTTCCAGTACATCATTACCAAGTGGGTCGAACGGTGGAGGGACAAGGGTGGCGTCGAGGACTTGAAGAAGGCTCAGCACGCCATCGAGAAGTACATCGAACTGGTGGAGAACGGGGACAAGTTAAATCCTGATCCCGACCCGCTGCCAATGTATAGACCGGACACGGAACTGAAGAAGGGGCAACAGACGGTAGTAGAGTGGGTCGAGGACAAACTCCACCCCTCAGTTAAGTCCTACGGGGCAGAGCGCGATCCGAAGGGTTGGATTGGTTATACTTATGAAGGAGGAGACGCAGATGGCGAGTGGTTCAGATGTACCAAGTGTCGAGTGCGGTTCAATACCGTATCACACGGCAATCCGAATGAAGTCCACACTTGCACGGGAGGTGAGCATGAGTGATTACGGAGCGAAGATGAATCCAAGGTCGGCTATGGAACAAGGAAATATGGCCGTACGTGGACCTGACTGTACAGAGGGTGTAATAGCCCAACAATTGACCGAGTTGTCCCAAGGGATCGACATGCTAGATGGTATGATCGGCGACCTGGTAGGAAGGATTCAACCAGTCCTCGCGCCGGCAACTCCGCCGGTACAGACTGACGTAGCTCACAAACAGTCGTTCTCCCCGCTACACGACATGCTTGTAGGTTACGTCAACAGACTCTATAGCATGCGACGCAACCTCGAACAGATAGTCGCCCGAGTCACACTATGAAGCTCACCCTCCAGCAGATACAGGATGCCCACTGGAGGGAGGTTATCAGGCTCAGGAAGGAAAGGGCTGAGGCCGGGGCGCGTGGGGTCCAAGATGCAAACCTCAGATCAGCTAAATTCCCCAAGAAGAAAAGAAAGCCAAAAGCTCAATTCAACGGCTACCCCATAAAACTCAAATAATCTTCGGGGTCGGTATCTAACCCGGCGCGATTTTAAATTCTGTAGAGGCCTGTTAAACGGGCCTCTTTTCTTGTTTTACCCGCCGGATTCCGGGGTTTTCGGCTTACGGGCGAAGATGGACCGAATCTTGCCCCAGAGAGCTATCATGGAAGCTTTGGCCTGATCCGGGTGTTGCCCAAATACCAGACCTAACAAGCCACCGATTCCAAATCCAAGAAGAAACATCGTCATGGTGCAACCCTTTCATCGTCCCATTTAACCCACCCCATTACTTGCTCCCGGCAGGCTCGGTACTGTTCTGTGGCTCGCTCTGTCCATTGCTTGACGGCAAGTCCGGTAGTGGGGGAGGAATCTTGCGGAGTGTCTCCGGGGCTTTGGCCGTTGGAGGTACGGATTGCGTCGCGCATGCTACCAGCGAGAGCCCCACTAAGCTGCTCAGTAGCCAGCTTAGACTCCAGAGCTTTGTTGCGACGAGCCAGAGCCGCATAGTCGGCGGTACGCTTTGCGTCGAGTCTGAGTGCGAAGTCATCTGCTTCCTTTGCGGCCTTAGCCTCACGTTCTTTCTGAGCAGCCTTAGCTGCATCCCACTCCGCTTGTTTCTCATCACGGCCATCTTGTCGGAGACCCTCGTTGTAGGAGTGTACCCCAAACGTAATGGCCGCGATGACTATTGCAAGAAACCCGAGCTTGAACCAGATCACTGAATGACCCTAATCTGCGGGAATCCGCCAGAGCCAGTTACCGCGCCGAAGAATGCTATCAGAAGAGCGATGGCGACGATCACCTCCACCACGATCCATACCCAGGTAAACGGCTCAGGTAGAGGAATTGTCTCGATCTTCTTCAGTACCCACCAGATGACGGCTGCGAATACCGCAAACAGCAGTAGAACCATAAGGAAGTTCAGTATGCCCATCATTTTGGCTTCTCCGTTGACGTCGTTGAGACAACTGTAACCTCAGTAGAATCTGGCCTTTTCTCAGTGCTCTGGCCCCACTTCATAGCTCCAAGACCCCCAAGTATGGCGCCTATGCCAATTCCCAAGTCTTGAGGCTTAAATTCCTGTCCCTTATGGATAGCCCAGGCGGAGAGTAGCAACATCCCTATCACCGCAACGGGAACCATCATATGCCCTATATCCCAAGCCCCGAAGTTGTCCGTAAACGGACTGGAGGGATCGAGCCTCACTTAACTTCCGGCCAGTGTTTAATCGCTTGCCATACACCCGCTGCGAACATCGCTACTGGAGTGATCCAAATAATGCTCCGACGAATCCACTTAGCTAGCCAGGCGAGCCCGTTTCCAACTTGTCCGGCCACCTTAATCCCTGGCTCTAGGGTTCTGATCGTGTCCGCTACCGGCTTCATTGTATCAGCGAATTCCTGATACTGCTCTACGTGTTCCGATAGCTGGGCCTTTACAGCCTTGGTCTCCTCTGTGTTGTGCTTCAGCTCAGCAAGAATGCGGTCGAAGGTTCGCTGACCTTCCTCCATTTTCTTGTCCACAGAATCTTTCCACTCCAAGTCGGCAACTCGCCTCTCCGCAACCACATCGTTCAACTTTATCCCCCAAAAGGTGGGCACTCATCGGTTCGGGTCGCCGCGTGTCAAGGAGCGGCATGCCACCCACGACTTTACGCCCACGGATACTAGTTATTGAGCCGCTCGGCACTCGCAACGGGCTGTGCGCACTTCATCGCTGCCCGTCTTACCGTCGTGCGCCACGGTGATATTGAGGTACATCTTCTCACCAGGGCCGACTTGGTACACCGGTGCTACGGTGGGGTCAGGCGTATGCGGTGTCGGCGGGTTCGTGGCGATCTGGAACTGCCACGTACCGGCGCTGTCGAGGGACATGTACTTGCCTTCCTGGGCAGTGGGGCTGTTCGCCAGCCAAACCCGGGCATTGAAGTTCACGCCCCCACCCGAGCCGACTGAGATCGAGCCCTTGCCATTGGGTACAGCGTCCGCCGGCACGTCGATTTCAAACGACAGATCCTTGCCGCCCGAAACTTTCCCGTCAACGAGCGTTTGCGGGGCGTAGGGCACTTTCACGATTGTTTGGGACATACTTGCTCCTATGGGTAGAACACACGATTGCCCGATTTGGGCGGTACTATCTGCACATGACACCATCCCTTGGTAGAAGCGGGATGCTCCTGCCAAAGCCCTATGTCCTCTAAAACATCGAGGTAATGCATACACCATTCGTCAAGGTCTCCCTCAGGATCAGCTATGTCGATAGCCTTGCCAAGCATATGCTTGGAGAACTGCGCGGCCCCAGGAGTGGCGGCGTTAACTGCGGCCGGTCTCCACCCTGAGTTAACCTTGCGATCTTCCCCGAATGCCTTAAGCAGCTCATTAGCACGGGCTACGGTGACCTCAGAAGCGGCGCGAATTGGCTCCGTTAGCTGATCCATATAAGTCACGTCTCGGCCCATGTAGTAATCTTGAATCGTTATCAATTTCCTACTTCCTCAATTATGAGCTGACCGATAATCCCTGCACCGCCAGCCAAGTTATTAGCACTTCCAGCTCCACCACCTGCAGCCCCATATGCGGTTGCTGCAGGAGTATTACCAGTGGTTCCGCTAGTCGCGCCACCTGCCCCGTATGGGGAACTTCCGCCAGCGGACCCAGCTCCAACGCCGCCAACGGCTGTGATAAATGTTCCCGAACCTCCACCGTTCCGGCCTGAGGTATTACCCCCGCCACCTTGAGCTCCAGATGCAGCGGCTGGACCCTGAAGTACTGAGTTTACACCCGTTGCGCCAGCTGCCGCAGCGATGGCTCCCCAACCTCCAGGCAGTCCACCTACGGTGGTAGCTGCGCCCGCTACGGGGCCACCTTTACCGCCGTGAGCAGTGAGAGTGCCGAACGTTGTGTCGCCACCGTTACCGCCAGCGGCTCCAGATACAGGAATGCCGGCTGCCCCAATGGTGTAAGCGATGGGTGTGCCTGCAACGCATGGATAGTCAAAGTTAAAGATGTATTCTGCTGAACCGCCGCCAGCTCCGAAGTCAACCGCGCCGACTACAGAGCCACCTCCTGCGGCTCCGCCACCGATCATACTAATGCGGACCATGTTAGTGGTCGGCGTGTAGTTACCAGCCCCTGTTATAAATGTGGTTACTGCAGGAGTCTTGGGGGTAGGTTGAACTACAGGAGGGAAGATGTATGGTGCGACCACTAGATGATCTCCTGCCCAAAGATCGAAAGAGTGATCTTACCGGTGGCGCTCGCAAAGGCCTGGAGTCTCGGCCCGCCAGACTTGAACGCTAGGCTCCACTCAGCCTCGTGAATGATCCAGGTGGTTGATACCGGCATAGGGCACAACTCGAACAGCGAATTGGCCGCAGTCAGTACGCCAGTACCGTACCGCATAGTAAGGGTGCGCGGAAATACGTTGTCCGTGTTACAGATCCAGATGGACGTTGAGCCCGCGACGACGTTACCAGCTCCTACAGTGGGGACGTAGATGTCCTGCGCCACATTCGTGAGCTGAATCTGCGCTAACAGCTTACGGACTGGGGCTTTTTCGTCAGCCATTAGCCAACCCGCCTCACCATCATCCCGCCACCGCCGCCATTAAAGGTAAGCGCCACGGACGGAGAGCCTGTAAGGACCGAGGTAGTGATACTTCCACGGATATCTTGGCCCGCCGCTAGTTTCACGAATCCCATACAGCACAGTTGAGTCAGGTACGACGCCGCCGCTGTAGTACTGATCCGAGCCTCAGCGATAGGAATTGCTAGGGCGTTACCGTCCAAGGATATGGTAAACGTCACCGCCGCTACAGTACCGGTAATGATCCCCACGTTTAGCCATACTTGGTAGTACCCAGCGTACTTAGCAACGAACCGATTGAGTGCACCCGAGTCCTCGCCAAGTAGATCGGTCATCACGTTGTTCCAGGCGATTTCTGTCTTGCCCGTAGCGGGGATGACCCAGGTAGTCGTGATCCGCGAATTCTGATAGGTTGACCAGATGGGGAGAGACATCTGATCGGTGGCGACCAGGATGCCGTAGGACACTGCAGTGATCGTTGCGACGAGGGCGGTGCCTCCATCGACGACCATAGTGATCGTAGTGTCCGCGCCGAATACTGAGTTGGTAATCGTGGCGTAAGAGGTTGTTGCTCCGGTATTGTGGAGAATACGCAGCCGGCGACCCTTCGTGAAGGTAGCTGTGACGTCGATCCCTACCACCTTCATTGACGTACCGGACACCTGTACGAAGGCATGGGCATCGCTTATCCACTCGCTCTGAGACATCGAGCTTCCAGAGATTACCCAGGCTGTACCGTTCCAGGTAAGGATGACTGAGCCGCCATTCTTGAGGTAATTCGCAGCCGTAACCGTGCCGAATGAGAGAATGTTAGCCACCGCCCCGCCGTTTATGGCTAAAGTGGGGGCGCCAACGGCGTCTGCATTTGGAACGAAGATGATCGACTGGTTCAGGGCGAAGGCGCGAGTCCCAGGTTGACCAAGTACGAGGTTCCCTGTATATGCCGTGTTACCGCTAACTACAGAACTTCCGACGGCAGTAATCAGGGAGAACGAGTTTTCCTGTACTTGCTGAGCCTGGGCATACTGGTCGGCGGCGACGGCAGCTGCTACCGCTGTATGCTTAAAGCCACCCATTGGGAGATTGGCGGTCGGCGTCGTCACTCCATTGGCAGCGATGGACTGAGTCAAGGCCGTCGCCAGGTCGGTCATGGTGTTGTTTCCCCACGCCGAAGTAATGGTGGTAGCCGGTACAACCGGGTTCAGAGCAGGCAGGGAGTAAATCCCCACTCCATTACGGGGCATTCTGATTCTCCTGAACTGCCTGGTCTATCCCAGGCTTTACTTGTGGCACGTGGCGACGAAGCGCATCGGCTAGGTAGCCCACGCCTGGGATAGTGCCTACAAATTGTGAGGCTTGATCAGCCCACTGCAGGGGCTTGCCCACAAGTTGCCTACCAGCCCGCACCACGTTCGAGGCAGTCGACGCGATGGAGGGAGAAATGATCCCTTCGCGCACGTCACGGAGGTGCATTTGATTAATGAGTTCCAACGCCTTCTTGATGTCAGAGTTAGGAGCCATGCTCTCTTTGGCCAGAGCCTCGATCTTGGAAGGCTGTAGGTATCCCGCAGCCGATCCCTTCCCAGCCCCACCAGCTTCCATGACCCGTTGTATATCTTGGAGGTTCCCGTATTTCTTGTTAAGCTCCTTGAAGGCAGCCAGGGAATCAGGCTTCATACCCTTGGAGATAATGTCTTCCAAGACGGCCCGAACCGCACCTGCAGCTTCCCCGTTCTTGGAGACTAGGCTGACTTCCTTCCAAGCTTCGTGGAGAACCTTCGGGCTGAGGTTAACAGGGTTCGTCCCGGTAAATGCCTGGTAAATCTTGTTAAGGTTGGGAGCCAACTCATCGGTCATGATCTTTTGTACGCCCTGAGGGCCAGCTGGCCCGCTTACAGCCTCTGCAGACCCAGGAACTCTGGTAAAGTTGTCGAGGCTATCCTTGATAGCCTTTTGATCTACCGTTGAGAGGCGAATCTTGACCGGGAGAGCGCCCTGCTTTTCGGCGAACAGCTTATTATAGCCATCCGTCAGTGTCTTGTCCGCATCCGCTACTGATTTAATCGTGACCGTTTCGCCCTCAATACCGGCCTTTGCTGACATGTCCTTAGTCAGAGCCTTGACCTGATTCAGCGCCGCTGCATCATTGAGTCCGAGCCCCGCAGCTAACTTAGACTCCAAACTACCTGGGCTAAGTTGGGCCGCAGTAGGATGTACAGAGGGGAATTCAGCGGTTGCAGCCTTCATCTCTGGGGTGATAGCCTTACTTGGTAGAGCCTTGGAAGCTCCGCCCAATACGCCCGCGAACAGCCCCGCCTTCAACCCGTTCTCGATCTGAGTTTGAAGGTCTGCAGCTGGGTTAAGGATGCCTTGAGCCACGCCCGCCGCGACGATCTTGGCGATAGTCGTACCAGGGATGTACGAGGTTGGTACACCCGTAATGTCGCTGAAAATCTTAGCTTGGGCATACTCTGGATCGTTACGCGCACGCTCCTCTTGCCGAGCAATTTCCTTCATAGCGGCGGGTCGGTCACCATATCCAGCCAGTTCTTTGGCTCCCTCCACGAAGTTACCAGCCGAATCCTTGAAGGCATCCGTACCCTTGGTACTTGGAGTGGTCATTACTCCAAAGGGCGTAGCAATCGGTATTCCCTCAGGGGAGTCACCCTTACTAGCAAACAGGGCCTTAGGCAATGACATGGCGCTGTCTACCAGCCCACTCCCGATCTGCTTAACCTCTTGCCAAGGTGTATTTAGGTGAGGATTCTGACCTCCAGGTGGGGTAGAACCGCCAGCTGCGGCGACCGATGATGGTAGCGCCGAGGGTGGCGCTCCAGGCGGTGGAGGCGCCGCCGCAGCGGAAGATACAGACGAAGGCACAGCTGCCGGGGCAGCCGGTTGGCTACCTCCGGCTGGCGTAGGGTTTTCGGGTGCCTGCTTAAGTGATTCCTGCCATTTCTGGAAGGCTTGTTGAGCTCCCGAGAACGTGTACCCCTGATTTACCGCCTTTTGAGCGAAGTCGATGTACTGAAGCCGGTTCTTGACCTGATCGACGATGTTGTTATACAGCGTTCGACGACCTTGGTTATCCTGACTTACCTGCGGGAATGTCTTCAGGATGTTCTGAACGTCGGACTCAGTAGGATTAACACCGAGGAGTTTAGCCAGCGGAATAGCCAGACCCATACGAACCTGCTCGAGTTCTTGCGTATTACGGTACTCAGGGGACGACTCGTGTTGCCCAGGCATTAGCTGGGCAAGATTCTGACCCACAGTACCGAGGACTTGCCCCGTACCACTGTGATAGGTCGGCTTGTCGATCACCTTATCCAGTTGATCAAGCAGTTTAATGACCTCGCCCGCGTGGATATTCGACTCTGCGAGCTTCGTCATCTGCATTTGTTGCTGATTCCGCTGTTCCTTGAATTGCTCCCTCAGTTGTGGGTTGTTACCGACCGGCTTAATCTGAGTCGTCGGATCAAGGAATTGCTCTGGGCCAGGCTTAGCCCCCTGAGGACCGGCGGGAGGCATTCCTCCAGGACCGGCCACTACATTGGATCCAGGAGCCCCAGTACCAGCCGAACCGCCCGCACTAGTCAAGTACTGGAAGCGTTCCAGATAATCCCGTGTCTCCTCCGTCGGGGCACGACGGCCAGAGGCCACTGCATCACCCGCGTGTCGTCCACCGTTGTAATAGGCAATGACAGCTTCGGGGTTGTTACCATAACGCTTCTTGCCATCGTTGAGGATCTGGTCGGCCATATACGCGCCGTCAGCCGGGTCCATAGGATTCAGCTGCCGACCCGCTCGTTGCGACAGTACAGCCACGTTATCCGGCATGATTTGGAACGGACCCTGGGCTCCTCGTGGACTGACCGGATTCTTGGGGTCATACCGCTCAAGTCGCGGAATGAGGGACAAGATCGGCGCATTCTCCGTTCCACCAGCGGCAACCGGTGGGGTCGGACCTTGCGACGGTGCCATACTGACCGGTTGAGTTTGGCCCGTGGACTGTGGAAGCGCAGACTGCACGTTCGGCGGCGGGGCTTGAGGAACAGGAGGCGCCCCGGCCGGCATTTGACCCGTAGATTGTGGAAGCGCAGATTGGGGCGGCGGACCAGCTTGCGGCGCCGGTGGCATATTCCTAACAGTCTCAGGAAGCGCCGGGCCAGGCCGCGTAACGGCAGGCGAGGCAGGTCCTTGAGTTGCTGGCGTGCCTCCGGGGCCAGGTACACCGCCCGTGCCAAACAGGGGCTTGTCGATGTCATTCGGCATCCCGCGGGCTTGACGGCGAAGCTGGTCGAGGTACCATTGTTCGGATACCTGGACTTCGTTGCCCTCGTTGTCGTCGACCTTAATGACCTTGTCGCGGGCGCGAGCACCAGCTTCAATCTGACGCTTCAGCCCTTCTTCTGCCCCAGGGATGACCTCAGTCGAGCCGTCGGGCTTGACTCGAGTGATATGAGTCGGGTCGGTCGGCTTCATGGTCTCGTACATTGCCTTACCACGAGCCTGCCGACGCGGGTTGATACTCTGCATATCGTCCAAAGCATCCGCATAGGTATAGTCATCACCGCCGGATACAGCCCCTCCACCAAGGGAGTTAGGTTGGCCAGCGGCGGTGTTAGCAACGGCCTTGCGAGAAGCCCTGTTAGCGCGCTCACGGTCGTCGATAGTCATATCGACTTCTTCTTGAAGCGCCTTGTTACCCACTCCCTGAGTGCTGCGGTTAGACACTAACGCAGAGGTTTGTGGGGAGACTCCAGCCTTGCGGAGCGTATCGGCCAACTGTTTCTGATATTGCTCGGAAAGCGCAGCGCGCTTTCCCTTCAAATCCTGTTCTCCATACGCGGAATCCACATCACTGTAGGTCCGCATCATCTGCCCGTAGGCATCGTTCAACGGTACAGGCTGGGCGGCCCGCAGACGTTGTGCGAGAATTTTCGCCTGTTGGCGAGCAAGCTCGTCCTCTTGTACTTGTAGAGGATCAAGACTGTAGTCGTCTGTGCCAGCCATCAACCATCCCCTCGCGGAGCGCCAGCTCCATTATAGTTGGGGTCATACGATCCAGGACTTCCGGGCGCAACGTTGTTCATGTAGTAGCCACCAAGAGCCCGACCGCCAGCTACTAACGCAGACCCGATCCCAGCATTTGCCGTAGCATTGCCTTGGTTGATCTGAGCTGCGTAGTTAGCGCCATTCATAGTGGCTCCAGCGCCCGTAGGAATGGCCCCGTAATTCGTTGGTCCGGTAGGGTACTGACCACCCATTTGGAGATTCTGGAGCTCATACGGGTCGCGCTCCAAGGCCTGAGCCTCAGAGAAATCTTGTCCGCGTTCGCTCAGATCGTAGCCACGATTCCCTAGCTGACTAGCGTTGTCCGTTGCGTACCGACTCGCACCCGCGGATACATCGGCTCCATGCATGGACGCTTGCGCCGCCGTGTTCGCATTGTGACGCGACGTAGAGAATTGCTCCCAACCTTGGGCCGCCGCTTGTTGAGCCGATTGTGCGTCATTAAACGCTTTCTGAGCTGCTATCTGCTGTTGTTCTTGCCGGGTAGCTTCTTGTCCACCAGCGAGAATCGCTCCACGCTGAGCGGTGTCGTAGGCTAGGGTCTTTTGACGATTCATGTTATCAGCTTCGCGGTTCCACGCCTCAGTTCCCCGAGACAGGCCCATGTTAGCAAGCTGAGTTTCCTGATTCGCCTGAGTTTGTTGCCACTGCGGATCAAGCATGGACTTCTGCTGATCGTAGAAAGCTTGGGTTACTTTGTCAGTGTAGGCCTGACTACCATCAATTTTGGTAGTCGTGTCGAAAGCGCCAGTATTCTGGTTACCAAGCGTAGGCCCTTGAGCCCCCGGATTTGGTACAACGCCAGGTCCAGGCGCTCCAGGAGTTGCGGGTGTACCCAATGGCCTAGGGTTTGCATTATGACCGGCCCAGTAATCCTGTCCCCCACCCGGAAGCGCAAGAGGGTCGCTAGTGGGGGCAGACTGCCCCATAGCCGCCATATTATTTCCTGAGTACAGATTCCCTTGTTGAGTCTGTACGGCGTTACCGCCAAGAGAGCCGGCCATTACGAGCCTCCCTGCCATCCGCCCTGCTCTTGTTGCTTCCGAAGAGCATCAGCTTGGGCTTGTTGAATCGGGTCAATAGTCACCTTCCCATCCGATCCAGGTGGGGGCGGTTCTGCGCTGGGCGGCGCGGGTGGTGGCATAAATTGGGACCCAGGTTGGTAATTCGGGGCGATCTGGGTCCCCGAATGGAGAATGTTACCACCAGCCGAGGGGAACGCAGAAGTCTGCTGCCCTGGCATGTAGTTTCCGCCAACACCAGTACCGTGCACCCGACCGGTATCTCCAGGTACGCCGTGTACAGCGGCGTTGAGCTTACCGAAGCCCAAGGAATTCCAGTCAGTGTGGTAACCAGCCTTGGCATCGGCCATACGGTCGGCTGCTACCTGTCGATAATCCTCCAGGCGTGCAGCCTCCGCAGGATTTAACTTGTTCTCCTGGGTCCACTTACCGTCAGGCCCCTTAGTCCAACCTTGGGTCCCAAAATCGTTGGTTTGAGTGGCTCGGTTGTCACCCAGCGATTGTTGGTAAGTCTGATTGTAGAAGTCCCGGTCAGCTTGGGACATTCCCGCTGAAGTCTGTGCAGCTTGTTTACCAGACTTGGCGTTTATCGCCCCGCCCACCACGCCAACTGCCGCTGCTCCGATAGCTGCCCAGACCATTTACGCCTCCAATTCTAATTGCAGAGGGAGTCGATCAAACTCCTCGAAACTCTGCGAAATGAACTCTGATTCAATGTCGTCCACGTCAGTCTTGTCGGTGCCGTGGACTTCGCACCACACTGTATCTTCGTGAAAATAACACGCCCGCTTTGCACCAGCCGGCGCAGTCCAGATATACGGGCCTTTGACTCTCATGGCCCCACCGTCTACACCGACTGTCTTGATCGTTACTTCTCCAACAAGGATAATGTGGATTTGCGTAAAGTTATGTATCTTTCCAGTAGCAACTGTTCCCGCTGGAGCACACATTTGACGCAAGTACACTCCCTTTGCAAAGAAGTGTCGGAGAGGGAATTTGACTTCAAGCAATTCACCCTCATTGATCCCACCGTAGATGGCATCTTCAAGTCTCACTACTGCATCCCGCAGCGCGATAGCTGTACTCATAGCCCAATCCCCACTTCGTGGAGGACTTCGTGGTCAGTGTAGACCACCTTACCAGTACCGCGGAGGGCCAGCTGCAGCGAGAGCTTCTTGCCATAACCGGTCACGCCAAACCACTTACGGAACGACCCGCCACCAGCCCAGAGAGCTTGGTCCCACTTACCGGAGTCCCACCCATTCGTGATGGAGGAGACCGGCTGAGGCGAGTTAATTGGGGTAGTCAGGTTGTACTCCGACAGGAAACGGGCGAAGTATGTGGGGTCGTCTGAGGACAGCCCGTATATCTTGATACGGAGCATCCGCTTGTTCATGTCAGGTGTATCGTAGTCGCCAAACGGTCCTTGAATTCGGGCCGTAACCTCATCGCCCTTAGTCAATCCATCTGACGATACATTATCCTGAAAGCCTGTAAAGGCTTGGTTCACCATACCATTGGTAGAGCCGAAAATGAACTTCCCGTTCCATACCGCTGCACAGAGAACGTCCATCCCAGAGAAGGTGCACCAGGCGTTATTCAGCGAATACATCCCCAAGTCCTGGGCATTTCCAGACTCAGTCAAGATGGGTGTACCAACGTACATCAACTCCTCGTTGGGGTACGGCTGCATAAACCAGTACGGAGTAGTCAGGTAGAAGGTCGTCTGTTGAGACACGAATGGATTGACCTTATACCCAACTGAGCCAGTCAAGTTAGCAGAGTGAAGCTTTCCTGAGACCAAGTCGGATACAGCAATGACTCCGTATTCGCTCAGGAATAAAACGTCACCGCCTTGCTGAGCAAAGGCTCTGCGCCCAACCGGAGGGCGACCGGCGTACCACACACCCTTCTTCTGAAAGGCCTGGGCTGAGTCCGGGTCCGTGCCCGTATAGACCAGAACTTGGCCTTGATCTGAGGTCAAAATAAGCGAGTCATCAATTCCATCGCCCGCATCGTAGGTCCAGCTAGTGCCCCACGAGAGCGCCCCACCCATAGTAAGTTGCTGACCGAAGTCGAAAGCGTTGAGCTGCCCCGAAAGCTGACTTACAGGGAGGTAGTAGGCAGTAGCCGAGTTTCTGACGAGGAACCAAACCCGGTTCTTCCAGATAAAGACAAACGAGATGTCCTTAGACGTGAGAGCGACCCCTGCAGGCCACTGAATTTGGCCCGCGCCCGCCCCGTTAATGTGTTCGACCCAAGCGCCCACGCCTGCGGGCGCGGAAAACGTGTAGTAACCTGCCCCAGCGGCCACTGCGAGCAGGAAGTTGCCACCTATGGTGACGAAGTTGGTGTAGTACCATTCTCCGGGCACATCTGAGTTAGTGGAGGGCGTAAGGCTGAGGGTCGGTGCGGCATTCGGGGTCGAAATGTCATAGATCAGGCTCGGGCTAACCGCAGGGGATGCAAACAGCCGAGAAAAGGCAGTCTTTTCTGCCGTAAAGGGCAGAATAGTCGTAACCGCAGCGGAAAATATGTTCGCAGTCGGGAACCAGTTTTGCCATCCCTTGCGAATCTCGCAGCCGAAAGGTTTGGGGATTATGTTATCAAGGATGTAGGCGTCAGACGCCGGGAAGTCCATCGTTGAATTAATGTAATTCAGCCCGCCCGTAGGCGATGCTACACGTGTCTGTTTCTGAGTTACAGAACGGTGCTTCTCAGTCCGAATTTGAGTCTGAGCAACCATCAGCTACCGAACCCTGTATCAGGAGTGTTGTAGGTGGCGTTAATGAAGGGGTACATCGCATTCGGAACGAGGCTCAGAGCCGTCGCAGCCTTGTCGGTACCAGCCTCAAAGTTGAACGCCTTTTGGAAGTCCGCGAACGCCGCAGATGCATCGTAACCCTCATTCTCGAACCATTTTGCTCGAGTGTAGAGGACCATGAGTACCGGCGGGTAGATATGCCACGATGTGTCAAGCTCCATCGACTCAACAGGAGTCGGAGGATCTGCGGGATTACCGCTCACGTTCGGGTTGAACGCCCAATATTTGGAGACGTACTCAAAACTGAAGGGCTGCGGACTTCCAGGTGGCGGAGGGGACTTGATCCAGAGTTGTCCTCCACGGATACGCCAGAGGAAGCGGGTCGTGATCTGCCCGACGCGCTGTATCAAGGACTGCCAGTCCTGGGCGTTGATCGGGCCGATAGCGGGCAGTTGGGTATTGCTATCCCACTGTGTATCGTCCGTCATACACTTGAAGTCAAGTGGGAGATTGAAGCCCTTTGCATCCTGACCAGCAACGTCGGCTACAATCTGAATAACGGCAGTCTGTGACAACATCTGCCAATCAGACATGTAAAGGAGTTCTTGGCCCGCCAAATTGGCGTAGTACTGCATCCGCAGAATAGCCTCGTCAGTTGAGGCGGCTACGGTGGTAGGTGTCGGGTGCCCTACAGAACGTGCTACTTTCTGGACTATCTCAAGGAGAGTCGACCCTAGAGGCGCAGCCATTTAAACCCCCATTAGATAGCACAAATTGTACCATTGGAGGCTACTGGCCAGCCAGACTTAGCACCGGCAACAGGAAGCGTCAGATTGAAGATCGGGGCTCCATTGGAGCCGTTACAAACAAAGCCGTTGATCCAAGTCGGACTGACCGGGTCAACTTCTGAGATCACTGCAAGCAACTTACCGTTCGTGAACGGATAAGGCATGTACGTATCTGCTCGTACAGGGGACTGTGGGTTAGTCGTCCCTGTAACTGCTGTTATGTCAGCATCGCTGAGCTGAGCCTTCCACAAGCTCACATTCTTGATAGTGCCTTGCCATTGACCGACGCTGTTACCGCAACCAATCTGTAGATTTGTGATTCCGTTGAACAGGGTATTGTCAAATGACCCGCCAACTATGGCACCGCCGTTACCACCAAGCCTTATGCCCGCAGCGCCCCACGTAGACATAACTCTACGCACTACATTGCGCATGTCGGGAATCGTGGCGAGAGCCGCATTGACTCCATCTTGGATCCCAATTACGGTGGACGCAGCCCCGGCTTGATCTCCCAGGGCGTAGTTATTGGTACAAGCTAGAGCGCCTGAGGCTACCGCGAAGTTGAGAGTTGAGACCGCCCACTCTGTAGAGAGTTCAGCGTACACGGTACCAATCGCCGTATCAACATTCGCCGTGTAGGGGTAGGTCAGTACATCCGCACCTCTAGTTCCAGCCGCCGGGATGGGGGTAGTTGCGAATGCGCCGGCCTCAAATTGGTTACAGTCAACGGCGATCGCATCACCGTTAGCACTGATACGGAACCCAAGAACGGCGTTCAACTGCGAGGCCGTAAGTTGGATAAGTGTAAATGTGGTAGAGTTGATCAGAGCTGTGATGTCCGTGAAGGTCACCCCGTCCTGGCAAATCCCAATCGCTCCAGTACCCGTCAGTCGCTTAACATAGCAGGAGTATGTTCGGGTAGAAGCCGCAGCGGTTATAGTCTGAAGAATCGTCGCATTAGCAAGCGTTGCGGTCAGTCGAGTACAAGAACTGGCCACCCCATCAATACCGGCGACGTTCTGCAATGGGGTCAGGTTAGTGACGACCCACGCGGCCTGAGTCATATCGCGCGGGTTCAGGAGTAACTGCGTCGCCGCGTCCTCGCTCAGATACCCGCCATACTCACCCGATGGGAGGTAGTGACTGCGCGGGGAGTTGATAGCAACTCCGAGGTTCCACAATCCGGTAGCCAACCGAGCGGCTGCGGTAGTAGCCCTGGTAAACGTCCCCGCTCCAGTGCCTACCCCAGTCGTGATATTTACAACTCCGCTTCCGGCATCCTTGAATGCTGCGAAGAACGTCGCAAGCGTAAGCATCAACGCTCCGCTGGACTTATAGGGGAATCCATTGCTCACAGTGTCAACAGCGCCCGTTCCGGTGTCGGTGAGAACCCGACCACCAGAATCTATGGGAGCGCCGTTGACTAGTGAGGCAAAAGTCATTTCTTAGCAGGAGTCGAGGTCAGGGTTTGAACAGCGGCATCGCGGGTGGCCTTTTCGGCCAGGAGTTCAGCGATGGTGTCTTCCAGTTTCTTGACCCGCGCGTCCGTACCATGCGTGGCTTCAAGGAATTTCTGGGCCTTCTGCTTGTCCGTCTGGAAGCCGGGGAACTTCTGGCCAACCTCGTCGCTGGCAGCGGCGAGCTGTTCGACCGTGTGAATGTTGAAGAATTTGTATTCCTCAACCTTCGCACGCGTCATCCAGGGCACTACTTCCAGACGCGTACCGATGACCTCGTTGCCCTTGCCGGCCTTGTACTTGGCCCAGTGTTCGGCAAAGCGCCGGATGTCATCTTCTGAAGCAACGCGGTCGATCTGGTTCAACTTATCCCCAGGAACAAGGATACGAATGTGATCGACATCGTGATAAATGGGTCGTCCCTCGGCCTCTGACTCAGCGAGGAGCTTGATGGGGCGCGAATAGAACTGAACGTGAAGCTTGGCGTCCATGGCGAAGCGCGGCTGATCTTCCGTGACACCTTCGGGCACTTTTGACCAATCGGTCGGAGCCAACAAAATTGATTCCATTTCTTACTCCTTGTAAACCCGACCGCCTTGTGAGCGGTCGGGGATTGCGAGGCTTTCTTACGTGATCGGCCCTTGCATGGCGATCCGGTCGAACACGCACAGGTTCCAGAAGTCGGGGGTAGCCGCATTCGAGAACGTGATCGTAACCGAGTTGGATGCCGTAGCCGCGTTCGTCATCACCAGCGACTTCCCATCAACTGCGATGGTGCTGATGTAGGTCGTCGCCGGGATGCCCGTACCAGAAAGCAGCATACCGACGTACAGACCATCACTGTTCGGGGTTTGGAGGGTCGTCGACAGGGTCGTTCCGCACACTTTCGTGAGGTCCGAGCCTGTAGCAGGCTTCGTCACCCGACAGTTGTTCAACTGCTTACCCGCCGCGCCAGCACCGGCTTGGCCCGCGGCCACGACACCGATGGCCGTGTTGGCCGCGATGGAGGCGTTAGACCAGATCGGGCCGTAACCAGACAGTTGGCACCACGCATACTGCGCGGTCGCGTTGGATGCAACGGGGACGGTACAGATAGCCGCTGCCTTGCCCAGGATGGCTGCATTAGCCATCAGGGTAGCCAGGTAAGCCGTCGCAACGTCATAGGCGAGGACGCCGCCCACCTTCACTGCCTGGGAAGCCGGCATCTGAAGGTAGATGAATTCCCCACCACCCCAGTACGGGTCGACGGCATTGATGATCGTGCCGAGAGTTGCCTTGGCAGTCGTCAAGTCCGGTGCGGCCCAATTGGCAATCGACGGAACGCCGATTACTTGGTCAACAGGTGCAAACATTTAATTCTCCTTGAAGGAAAGTGGTTTCGGGCAACCCGTCAGGGTTACGTCGAGACCAGCCGTCCTTGGAACTGGGCACCGTTGGTCGTCAGGTTCCCCGCCCATGCCAGGATTTGAACTTCCGCGTCCTGGTTGACAGAATACCGGCGATTCGGGCTCAGCGAGGTCATGTTGCGGGCCGAGTGCGGACGGAGGAAGATGTACTTCGTGTTCAGGAAGAAGCCGGTCTTGATCGGGCAGTACCCGCCAATGCCGCCGTCCAGAACAACGTCCGCGTCCATGAATTTGATGCTCGGGAATCCCAGCTTGCCCGTCTCTGCTTGCGTGAAGCGTTGCAAAGCTTGGAGCGACTGGATGTAGAACGTCCAGAAGGCGTTGTCGAACACGATCAGGTCGGGACGATCCGCGCCACGGACCAGCGAGGTCCACAGCTTGTTCATCGCTTCTTGGATGTTCGTCGGGGACATGGCCGCCGGCGTGGAGAGCGAGGCCGAGCTAAACAGTTGGCTCGACCAGAACGTCCACGATTGACGGTCAATACCGCCGTACACTCCAGTTGCCGGGTTGGTCGGAACGGCGGCGTTCAGGCCCGTCAGTTCCTTGCCGCCCGAGCCAGTACCGTCCGCGTACAGCCCGCCCGCGAGCAGGTTCGCCATGGTATTTTCGGCGACGGTGATACGGCCTTCCAGGAGGTCGATCATCTGCTCACGACCAGCATTTTGCAGCTGCTCCAGGCCGGACATCACGATCGGGCAGGCGAGCTGCTTGATCGCGAATTCAGCTGAGGAGATCACATCTTGCGCGGCGACCGGCAGCAGGTCGTACCCGCTGTACCAACCACCGTTGCCGTTCTGTGCGAACGACAGTTCCTGCATGATCGTGTTACCACCGCTGAACGTCTTGACGTTGCCCCGCTGGCTGAGCTTCATGCTCAGGGCGTTGTTCTTCGTCACGTTGTCCGCAATGGCTCGCGACCTGTTCTGAATCGTCGTGGAGACGATGTCAGTAAGGTTAGGGAATGCCATTTAATTCTCCTGTTAGAGTGGGGATGCTTCGTCGAAAGCCGCTTCAATCTCTGCACGCAGACTCAGTTGCTCCCCAGTGGCTCCATTCGGGGCGACCCGACCAGCGGTCGGCGCTCCGTGGACACTTGAGGATGCTCTACGAGCTGCGTTTGCGCGGGATTGCTTACTACCCGCGCGGGATTGGGCTTCTCTCTGCAGGAGGATTTGTCGAGTGTTCGGGTTTGCCCAGATGGCCGCCGCATAAGCGTCTTCAAGGTTATTCACCTTGCCGAGCTCAATAAGGTCTGCCATCATGTCGCGCACGTCCTCGATAAACTCATGTTTGGGATCGGCTCCAAACGCCACCACGGACCTTTCGGCTTCCATGGCAGTTTGATGCTGTTGTACACCTTGATTCTGGTCGATTATTGCTTGAGCTCGAGCTTGAGTGCGACGAGCTTCCAACACCTCCGGTGGGGCCGAGATGCGCCTGGAGAGGATGTTATCCAGGGTTTTCAGGTCCACACCGTAGGCAGTAACAATGTTGGCTACAACCTCTGCCTTATCTTGCGGGTTGCCATCCTTCAGAGTCTTGACGGACTGAAACACGTCAGCAACGAACGTCGGGAATGAGACCCCCGTTTGCTGCAGGCTCTCGCGGAATGGCTCAAGATGCTGACGCATATCGTCGGCCATCTTGATCTTTGGCCCGACCGACCCGATGAGTCTCATCGAGTCAGCTTCACGTCTCAGGACTTCTTCCTGTACTTCACGCGGAAGTGCATTCCACTTCTCACGAACAGCTGGTTTCCACTGAGCCGGCGCTTTTAGTTCAGTGCTGACCGCGGGCAGGGGGACTGATGGCGGTGTCGCGGGAGGAACTTGCGCCTGTTCCGCACCCTTGGGTGTTTCGGGCTCAGTGGAAGCAGGTGTAGGTTCAACCGGAGGTTGAACCGTGGTTGTTTCGGTGGATGCTGCCTCTACTTCTTGCTCGGCAACTGCATCCTCGATGGTATCCCGAAGGCTTGGTGCCTCATCTACCACTTCGTCGTCAAGGAGAGCAGATTCATTAGCCATAGTCTGAGTATACTCCGAATTACGTTGGAAGTAAAGAGAAATCGTTTGTTACCGTTTGCGACTCTCCAGTTGGTGTATCGCCCTCCCGATGTCCTCTCTTGTCACTGTACCACGCTTTCCCGTGTAATATTCGGCCCTTTCTTGGGCAGCCTTTGACCAAGTTTCTTTGAAGTCATCCGCAGTAGTCAGTCCGTTGCGCTTCATATACTCACGGTGCTTCGTACGTGTGGAGATGTCAGTTCCGTCAGTCGCGGTCATCCCATCATAAATCGCATCGCTTGTAAAGTTGTCGTTAGCGTTGCGACTGGGTTGTTCGTAGTCAGGTGAGACCTCAACGAGACAGCCCAACTCCTTGGAAAAGATGAATCGTCTACGGGCCACGATTTCCTCTTGGTGTTTCGCTGGTATCTCCAGCATGTTGTTGATCTAGGGCGCTTTGTTGCTGGTGACGCCACATCTTGTCCCTAGCGATCTGTTGTGTAACTCCTGCGGTCTCTACCTGCTGAGCCGTCTGTTGTACGTGAGCTTGTTGCTTAACAGCCAGATTTTGGCGCTCTGCAACCATCTTTTGGGTCGCAGTTTGATGCTTAAGTGCCGCATCTTGCTGCTTTCCAACGAGCTTCAGTTGAAGCTCTTGCTGCTTAAACCCAAGCTTCTGCTGGCCCTCTTGTTGCTTGAACTGGAGGTCCGCGGCATGGTTTTCTTGATCAGCCTGAGACTTGGCCTGAATCGCCTGTACAGTTGCGTTCGCCTTCGTCTCTTCAGGTGTAGGCTGCGGTGGCTGGGGATTCGCCAGTTTCTGCTGGAGCGCAGTCATAGCCCGATCCAGCTCACCTTCAAATTTCTTACCAACACGGAAGCCGGCCAGCGAGAATTGGAGCAATTGCATGAGGAACGGCCCCATTATCGGGTCGCCCTGCATAGTGGGGAGGACTTCCTTCAGATAATTGGTGATGGTAGACATGTATTCCATGCGATCCTGCTTCTCCGCTTGGAAGTCGATGTCAGAAAGCGTATCCGCCTCCACCTTACACCGCAGGATGAAGTCCGGGTGCTTAAGCAGAAGCATCGCTTGTTGAATCAGATTCTGGTCCTCGTCCATAAAGTCGACCTGGGCCAGCTTCGAAATCTCAGCCGGGTCCATATGCTTCCGCATAAGCTGTGCTTGCAGATCGAACACTTCAGAGGCGTACTGAGCTACGTTCTTCTGCCGATCCTGTATACGCATTGACGCATACGCTGTTTTGATCTTCTGAGCACCCAGCGTCTCGCTTGCCTTACTTGCGCCACGAATGATATCCGACATCCCCGTGACTTCGTAAATCTGATTCTTGACATCCTCGCGGTTCTTGGTAAGCTGTTCAATGACCGCGACGACCATATCCAGCGGGAGCCAATCAATAACTCCCTTGATTCCGCCCTTTTCTGCGAAAGCAGCCCACTGGTCGACTGGGACAAGTTGGTTTTCCGCCGCGTTTGAGATGAGTGCGACGAGCGCCGGTGCATTCTTGTCGTAGACTCCGGCCAGTCGACAAGCCTTAACCAGGAGAGAAATCCGAGTGTTAATGTCGTTGAGTTCCCGGTACTGATCCTTGGCATAGTGGAAATCGGGTATGGGGATGTATTGTCCATTAGACACCGTAGAAGTCAAGGGAGTCGGACATGGGAAGAAATCATCGAGTTCAAGGAAGTCGTCCTTGATATCGAGGAGTTCATCCATACCTTTGGAGAACCAGATAACCTTCTCAGACGGCTTGTCCCAGATTTCGTAGACAACCGCCTGCTGGAAGATCATATTGTTAGGTTCAACATTTGCTTCATTCCGCTTCGGCTTGTAGTCCAGGTTGACCTTCTTGAACTTCTTTCCAAACCGCTTGACACCCTGGTCGCGCGTCAGATACGTCTTGCGCCCGATCCACCGCAGCTCTTCATAGCATCGACACGGCGACCAGATCAGGTCTTCCCAGTAGACATACTCATCTAGTATCTGTTCACCAACCACCTCGTCGTATTCCAGAGCCTCTGCAACAGTACTGTCCGGAGGCCCAGATTTTTCGTCTCCATCCAGATTAAGGCCCGAAGTGGGGTCATTAGGCGTCGTCTCAGTGGTCCTTCGTTCGATGTCAGCATGGTATGTGTGCCACGAAATGCCGACTCCAGGGACGAGCATGTCTTGTACGACCTGCTTCATCATGTTGAAGGTGGCAAAATTGCGGTTATTATGGGACGCAAGGGCACGTTCCATAATGTTACAGGCAATCCGGGCCAGATCGTCCTGTGCATCCTTGAATTCGCGGTCTACCGTGGGCTGCGGAGCCTGGTTTATAAGCGAAGTCTGGAGGATGTTGACGTTGGCGGGGAACAGGTTGAAGTTGCGCTGATTCGTGTCATCCGCAATAGCAGATTCGGCCACTTCAGCACGGAACATCTTGACAATCTTACGGCTCTTGCGCTTGAACTTCTCAAGCTCCTTTTCGCCAGCCGTAATTTCCTGTTGCCAGCGGGCATAGTCACCGCCCTGCTCTTTCTCGGTCTCAGATAGAGACTCGATCTTGGTAACTTCACTCATAGAAGCCTCTCCTCAACTGCGGGTTCGTATGCGGGTTACTAGCCAGGTCGTCCAGGCTAAACGCATAGTTGTTTCCAGCCCTCTCTTGGAGGTGAGCTGGGAGGATGAGCTTTGATTTCACTGGCTGGAGGTTTGTGAAGACCACGCCGAGGTATCTCACCATATCAGCGATATGAGAGGACCAATCATGCACTGGTCGATCACGATAAGAGCCGAGTTTGTCGTCCCACTCCCGACGATATGACTTCATGGCCTCAACGGCCCCGGAAGTCAGCGGTCTGTTCCAGTAAACATAGGGGAGGAGCTTGCGCGTGGCCGAAATACCATCCCTGAGCTTGTGGTCAGGGACAATTCGTGGACGATAGCCGCGCCTAATCGTCTGTTCGACAATGCTCCGTCCGGTTTGAAGATTCTTGGCCTTCGCGTCATGGGGCAAATATACATCACGTACATTTCTTGCCTCCATTTCATCAAGGTATACATCCCACTCCTGTTCGTTGTTAGAATACACCTCATGCATCAAAATGCCGGACGGTCCTTGCTGGAAAAAACCAAGAACGGTGTCATCAGTGTACCCGAGGTCGGTGATTACGTCGATGGGGAGGGCCGGATCAAGTTCAAAGTCCTTAACTCTGCCTTCACGCTCGGCAGCTTCCATCTCAGTGCCATAGATTGCGCCCTTGAGCGAAGCATCCCATGAACACTCATATTCTTGCATATAATCCGCGTCATCCATGTGACTACGGATCAGATCAAGTTCTTCCTTAGAAATGATACCTGATTCCGAAGCCTTCAGTAACATCGTGAAGGATTTGGGATCAGCAAGCGATTTCCGGTATGAATCGTAGAAGTGGTTCTTGCCCCTTACGGTCCCCATCTTTACGAGCCATCCACCCCTATCTGATAAACATGGAAGGATAACCTGGGAAACCACGGAAGGGCGCATTTGGGCGTATTCGTCCAGTACGGCGCCGTCAAGGTAAATACCACGGAGTGAGTCTGCGTTCTCAGCTCCAAGGAGGTATATCTTGGCCTCGTTTTTAAGTGTAACGCGCAGTTCAGACTCATGCGTCTGTTCTATTAGCGGTGCGGCGTATTCTTTGACATATTCCCAAGCAATCCGCTTCGCCATCTGGTAGGATGGGGCCACATACGCGAGCTGCGGACGCTTCAGCTGACACTCGAGACTGCCGATAATTAGGTCATTGACCGCCGCGACGGTCTTGCCTGAGCGTCGGTGGCAAACGAGGTCAGAAAACCGAGCCTTGCGATTGTGAAACGGTAAAAATGCCTCGCGAGGCTGGTATCTGAGTACAATTTTGGACACTACTTGTATCCAAAGTGATCAAATAAGGCCTGAAGGTGCTCCCGAATGGTCTTGGGCTTAGCGTTGGGGTCGGGCGCGGGCGCGGGCGCAGGGGTAGGAGTGAGCGGTTGCCCAGACGGATTGGCTTGCTTCGGGTCCGTCAACTGCGGGTTCATATTTGGGTACGCTTTCCTGCGCGTAGCCCGCAGTTCGTCCTCAAGGTCTTGCTGTTCATCAGCCATTTGTGGGCTCCACGTCAATGATCTTGCCAGGCGACCTGCCAGAGGTATCTCGTGCGTTTAACCAACTCAATTCGACCCGAATTGCTCCTCCATCCAAGCCGCTAACCTGAGCCGGTATGAGTTTGGAGTATAGACTGTAGAACTTGTCGGGATTGGCGTGGGCCCAATGGGCGAGCCGAGGGATGCCACCGATGAGCTCAAAGGCATGTTGGAACTGGAGCCTGACGTTCCGTGTTTTTGTATAGGCGGGTAGTCGAGTGGCACTAGCGAGAGCGACAAGATTTGCCTCAACTTCCTCTATGGAGGGGGTAATCGGCCCAGCATCTATGTCGTCTGGAGCCAGTTCTTGAACCTGCTGTGACGCGACGATACTTTGTTCTGGCGTCATATGGTGTTATTCGGTGGTTTCTTGCGGTTCATGCGGGCATCTTCTTCGTCCGCATGCTGCAGGGCAAGTTCAAACGGGTCGTTTGTCTTCTTCCTCAGGGCCTTTGTTATGGCGTCCTTGGTCTGAGGCGTAATCGGCTTCTGTCCTGTACCCGCTGGATCCAGCTTCTCGTACGCATCTATCTCATCTTGAAATTGCGAGAGGTCGGCCATTAGGGAGGTGACACCGGTCCTGTATCCCACCACGGGTCAGGGTATTGCTGATTGCCCTCATTCGGCGGGTTACCATTTGAGAAGAAAGATCCACCGGTCAAACTTCCAGTTCCTGGTGGGTAAACAGTGATGAAGCTAAACTGCCCTGTATCTGGGTTGAACACACTTTGCCGATGTGCCTGATTGAAGTTGAAAACGGCACGATCCGCGTTCTGTGAGTTAACCCTACTGCGAGCTTGCGCGTCGGTCCAATTTTGGACCTCCATCTGCGTACTCGGCAGGCCATTTACTGGGTTATTTGGGTTGCTCATTGGGCTTCCTCAACGCTGCCGCAGTAGCTGCAGGATTGATCTTCTTCGCCTGATCTGCGGCGTTGAATTCTTGACCCACGGCCTGAGACACGCCGCCATACCCACCCGGAGTATGGGCCGCTGCGGCCATAAGCCGCTCCTGCGCTGGGCTCTTAGACGGCACTGGTTCCCGGCCCGCCTGGACCACCGAGTCCGCTGCCCTGACGGAGGGCATTAGCCGTGGCGGTCGGGTTTGCGATAGGTGTACTGGCCAGGTTTCCTTGCTGATTTGGATCCTGCAGTCCTGGACCGCTTGACACGCCACCGATTTGGCTAGGCTGCGCTGTCCTATAACCTTGCCCTTGCATCATAGGAGTCTGTTGCGCCGGCGATTGCTGATAGCCGACTCCACTGGGTGAGGACTGCGGAAGTTGGCCTCCCGCGGGCGCGCTCGCACTCATAAATCCGCCGATTGGGCCCATGGACGTCGGTGCCCCTGTTCCTAGCCCCATAAACCCGCCTTGACCTGCTCCGCTCGGCCCTTGATTTTGCCACCCGGATGGGGTGGTCGGCGGGCCTTGTAAGGCTTGAGACTGATTCCTCGCCTCCATGGACCACGGGTCGGACGCCGGTGGTGGTGAGTACATTCCCGGAGTTGGTTGTACTCCGGCTGGTTTTTGCCCCGGTGGGGGTTGCTGGCTGTTCGGTGGAAGTCTGAACGGAGGTTGCGCTCCACCCGGATTGAACCCTGTATTGGGTCCTTGCGGCGCTGAATTTGGACCTGGTTGAGCCGGTCTGCCTAGCCTGTTCGGGTTCATTTGCCTATCTCCCAATTGTTCAATCCCTTACGATCTTACTCGCTTTTCTTATGAAAGTAAAGCGAAATCGTATGCCGGGAACCCCGGTACAGGGGTCTGTGTCAGGACCGACATGCTGTCATATTTTCCGGGACTGGCCTATTATACTCGACCCTACCCCCCACCCGCCGGGCGTGGTGGCCTGCCCTGGGTCCTGCCCGGATGGTAGATTGCTTTTTTCAGTAGGCTACAGAATACCCTACTGGACTGCGGGGTCTTGGGCGCCTGCCGCCCAATCCCATAACAGGAGTAGGGATATGCCTCCGGGCGGCAAGACTCTCCTGCGGTATCGGGTATCGGGTAGCGGGTAGACTCTATTACGCCGACCGCCGCTCGCGGAAGGGGCCGCTAGTCAAGTCCCTACTCAGAATAGGGCTTTAATACCCGACTAAGCACTAAGGACTTTATCTACCCGCTACCCGCTACCCGCTACCTTTTAACTGTAGCCTACGGATTCTAAAGACCTTTCACGGGTAGCGGGTATTCTGTAGCCTACTATGCTACCCGCTACCCGCTACCTAATACCCGAGCGCATTAGTCGGGAATCGAACGATCGTTCGGCAAGAAAAGGTAGCGGGTAGATCGGCCGCAGGTACGATTATTTCCCGCACCTAAGTAGCTGCCGGAAATAATCGTACCTGCCGACCCGCAAATTTCTACCGCTTGTCGCCGACGAACGGTCCCACCTGCGGGGAACTTTCCGGCCCTCCAGGAGTCTAACTAGGGTAAGGCTGGAAACCGAGCGGCCCGGATGGCCGTCCTAGACTGGAGTTTAAAATGTCGAAGTCCTACGTACTGGTAAATGGCGTTTCCTGCGAATTCGAACCCCGTAAGCCGCTGAAGTCCGTTCCTGACGTCGCCGCTACGGTCGACGGCGTGGAAACGAAGGTTCTGGTAATCGCCTCCAAAAACTTCGAAGATCGCCGCGTCTGGATCGGCGCGGGTCGCGCGCTGGTACCGCCGACGGTCGATCTGGCGAAGATCGTCGTGACGACGACCGCCGCCGCGACGAAGTATGACCGCGAAGCGCTGCGGACCCGGATCGAAGTCCGCGCCAAAAAGGCCGCCGCTGTCGCGAACGTGGCGATGGAGGAAAGCGCCGCCGCCGCCGCTGAGTAAGGAAGTCTGGCCCCTTTCGGGGCCGCTTCTCTGAGCCCTGCGAGTCAGGGTTCAGAGAAGCACGGGTCAAGGATCTGCCCTATCAGGTCCACTAGTTGGAGTCTCACGTGAATCAGAACCCCACCTCAATCACTATCAGCAACAAGGT